TTGCACAATAATATCTGTATAATTTGTACCTGTTACGTGACGTGTTTCAATTTTGTTTCTGTTAGGGTCAACGTTATTGACAGACTGATCATCTACAATCTTTTTATATGTTTGATTGTATAAACTTGCATTTGTTCCTGTGCTATTTGGAGTAAGATATGTAATAATGCCTGTAGGATCAACACTTGTACCACCATTACCAAACGCCATTTCGTATACAAATCCTTGGCCTGCGTTAGCCAAAGACTCAGCAAGTGCTATACTCATATTCTCATAGTGAATAGCATTGCGTTTATCTATTAATATTTCCTTAGTTTCGGGGTCAAATATCTTAATATGCCCTTGCACTAATACTCCGTTTTTGTCTAATAAGTTGTCTGTCATTTTGTTATCCTACATTGTATTTATTTAGGTAAGTCAACCTCTTCTGCTCTTAAGAACTGTGCAATCGCATTTTCTGTCTTACCTAAGGTTTTTCCTGGTTCATTCCATACTTTACCAATTTTTCTAATAACTGTAATGCGGACACCGTCTGCTGGTGCTGTTGCTATAGTTAGTATATTAGGGAAACTGATACTAAACTCTGCTGGTGCTGTTACATCACCTTCAGGAGAATCTTGATCTACTGTTGGGTCAAATACAGGAATTGCTTGTTTTCTCAAGCGTTTTCCACCAACAAAAACTTCAAACTCGTTAACACTATTTGGTTCCCAGTCTAAGTTAAAGGTATTAGTTATACCGTCGCCGTTATATGTGTTTACTAATGTTTGATCTTGATACGGTACAGTTTGCTGGAATCCTTGGTCAAATAACTGATCTCCGATATTATGGATATCTTTAACTCCAGTACCCATTGTACCTCTGCGTAACTGTTGTAAACTGTTACCATCTTTTACCATATATTCAATACGTTCGCCATTAACAAAAAGTACACCTGGTGTATTTGTAAACTTATCAGGTACAAACATAGTAGTTGCATCGTCAACTAAAATTTCTTTATCGAACGGTTTTAAGTCTTTTGCTAATCTATAACTGTTTATGTCACCTAATCGTTTGTAAACTGTTCTATTTAACATATCTTTAAATTGTCTAAATCCAAACTTAGCAACAGTTGGACCGTCTTCAGCAAACTGAATTACTTCAATAATATCGTTTTCATTTAATGGCTGAGCCATGCGTACAAACAATCTATCATTGGTTACTTTATAGTCCACACTCGGTGTTTGTAATCTACCATTAACAATGATCCAAACATATTCTGCATCAATAGTTGGTCTTTGTAATCTAATTAATCCAGCAAGTAAATGATTGTATTCAATCTCGCCAGCACTTTCAAAGTTTAATGTAGTTCTTGTAACAATATCATAATTTTTACGATCAATTTGTTGAACATCGTGTTTACTAAAGTGTGTAACTTTGATCGGTGTATCTTCTGCAGGAATATTTGTTAGTGTTAATGTGTTTCCACTTATAGTATATTCACCGTCTGTTGTTACGTAAATTTCAAGTATGTCACCTGGTTGAGCAACGTTCTCAAAAATTTCAACACTTGAATTCGCTGGACGGAAAATAAAGTCTGATGTATAAGTTAATTGTCTGCCATTAAGTACAACAACAATATCGTCAGCACCAAGTGTACCTCCTGGCTGTTGCCAGTTACGTAATTGATATTCTACTCTATTATCAATTGTGAATTTTTCATTGTAACCTGCATTAAGAATATCATCGCCCACTTTAACAATAATATTGTGACTTGCAGGTAAACTACTAAACGGTGTTATGCTTAGTTGATATGATGCACTACTTCCATCTGCAACTAAATTATCCGTGGTAATTTCACTAAATGTCTGTGCTTCACTTGCATAAATTGCAAAGTTAATTACTGAGTTTTCTGCAGGTGGTGCACCAAAACTAATAACAACTTTATTTGCAGTATCGTATGAACTATCAGTTGTTTCTAAAATATAGTTTACCTTTTCCCCATTAACTGTAACAATACTATTAAGATCTTCTCTCCAATCAACTCTTGTTACAAACATTAATGTTGAACCATCACCTTCAAATGTGTCCATATCAAGGATCGCTTCACCATTGCCGCTCATTGTAATAATATTAATCTGTGAGTTATTTGCAGGAGCAGAATTAAATGTTAACTCTTTTGTTTTATAGTTAACGGTGTAATTGTAAACAATTACATTATCAATTTTAACAAAGATTGCTTGTTTACTTTGAGGTAACCCGTCGAACTTAAATTTATCTGTTGTGCCATCTCCGATATAAGATACACTTTCAATAATACTTCCACCAGAGCCAACTCTATCGTAAACCTTGATATCTAATGTATCAAGAATTTGTCCTGGTACAAGTTCTTCTGGTCCTTTGCTTGTAGTTTGTGTAACAAATCCGTCGCCATCAATGTTTATATCTTCTGGATTAATACCTGTTGCAGAAGAATATGCAAGATCGCCGCCAGTAACAATAGTATCGTATGCTCTTGGGTCAGGAATAAATGATCCGTCGGAAGTATTTTTACGAATAACAATTACATCACCGCTTTGCGTAGTAACTACTTCTTCATCAAATTTAATTACTGTTGACTCAACTGAAGTTCCGTCATCAGTTAAAATAAATCCAGTTTGACCTGCGCCTGTAATACTTGGTATAATTGCATCTGGATTTGATGGACTTGTATCAAAATTAGGATCATCAATTCTTATACCGTTTTTATATACATTATAAACAATACCTTGTTCAAGTGGTTTAGCAAAGTCATAAACTTTTGTACTATCGTCACTGATTCTAAATACTTCATCTTCATAGGTATTATCATATGTGTCATAAGCAGATGTAAACCATTCATCAGCACTCCAACCAGAGCCGCCGCCAAAGTCAAAACTCTTAACTTGTACACCACCGTAATCAATACCATCAAGTAATTGTCCTAAATCATTAGCAACCATACCTGTAGTTGGATCATAGAATAAATTAATTCTATCTGCGGCTGTTAATAAACTAACATCTTTTCTGTATTCAACTGTAATAGTTTTATTATTCGCAGGAGGTGTTTCAAATGTAATAACAGCAATTTTTCTTTGATGCGATCTGCCTATGTTATCATCTATATTTTCAATAGTATATCTACTTGGTAATATTTCGTCATCACCAACTGTAACTTTTACTTTATCTGTTCGCACATCTGCTGGCCATTTTAATTTATATGTATATCTACTACCACTTCCTAAGAATGTTTCTGTTTCCTCAAGTGTGGTAATAAAGAACGTGCCAGTTACTCTATCAAATTTAACTCTAAAGTGAGTTGTACGCAAATTAGTATTGCCAATTACAGCACTAACTTTTGCTACTTTGCCGCCATCTGCAACATTACCATTAAGTATAATTTTCGGAGCACTTAGATATCCAGATCCTGGATTATCAATTTTAATTTCAGTAATCTTGCCTCCACCAACATATGCTGTTGCCTTAGCGCCGCTTCCGCCGCCGCCAACAAATTCTACCGCTGGTGCATTTTCATAACCTGATCCTGCATCAAAAATTGTAACATCTTTAATTTCAAAACTTGCATTGTCTACCCAATGTTTATAAGGATAAGAATTAATTACATCACTTGCAACTCTTAGTTCGTCATTGTAAACAATAGCATTCTGTGGTATAATCTTACCTTCTTTTTCGCTGTACGAAGCAGGTAAATCAAAGTCAGTGACCATTGTTTGAGAGTTATCTTGATTTTCGTAAGTACTTAGATACTCTCTAATTTTTGTTTTATAAGGTTTAACTTCTTTAGCATATGCTTCATAACTTTCTAAGAAGTCATTGTTAAATGTAATATCTTTTCTTAATTTGCCAATATTATGCTTTGCTTTTACAAAACTTGTTTTAAACATCCAGTCAACAAAAGACTGTTCTGATAATATATAACGCATTTGGGCAAAGAATAATTCGTTGTAATGAATTGCAAGATTATCAATAAAGATTTTATCTCTCAAAGTTTTTAGTATAATTCGCAATTCGTCAACAGGTTGTAAATCAAATGCACTATCATCGTAACCAAAACTATCATATCCTGTTAATTCATCAGCATAATCATATATTGAGTTGCTTAACTGTATTGTTGCATTTTCTCGACCTATTGTTTCGTAATTTACAGTATAGTCTACATTTCTTTGATCGTCAATTTTTCTAAGTAATAACCAACCGCCCGATCCTACAGTGTTAATTTTTACAATATCACCAAACGAATCATCTAAAGATTCTAATTCATATGTTTCGTCTATAATAAAATCTGCTTTTGTTAAATTGTTATATCCTTCTGCATACCAATCAGCATATGACCAATAAGGGGAAACATCAAATCGTTGACTTGCTACTCTATTCCAAGGTTCAAGTCCTCCAACATATTCATACAATGACCACTTGTTAGCGTAACTGCTGTCTACTGTAGTAAGAACTGTAAACTTTCTAACAATTACTAAATCATTTTGTTGGTAGTTTCTACCACTATCTATTACTGTTGCATTTACAACAGAACCTACATTATTAATTTCTAATTGAACGTCTGCGCCTTCACCAGTTCCTGTAACAAAACTTACCGTTGGAACTGTTTTGTAACCTCGACCTGGATCCGTAATATCAACTCTTAAAATTTTACCATCTTGGATTGTTGCTGATAATGTTGCTGGTCTAACTCTACCAACTGCAACAAATTGAAGTTCGTCATTAGTATCAATTTGAATATCGTATCTTCTCGATGCTAATGTTGGAATAGGATCATTGGTTTCTAAATCTGATAAATCAAAATCATCAACTAAAACATTTTTAATAAGAACACTATTTGTTCTTTCTACTAACTGTTTTAATGCTTCAACCCTATTAACAAACATTGTTTGTCTTGGACTATTCAAGATACCATAGCGTTCTTTTTCACCTAAGAATCTATCTGGTACTTCTCTACCCTGTTCATCATAACCAATTAAACTATCAAACCATTTTTTCTCAAAATCAGACTTAGGTAAACTTGTTTCTAAACCATTAGTAATAATACTGTATTGATTGTGAATATTCTTTTCTGTATTATCGATAGTCCAATACGAGAATTTAAGAATTGTGCTTAATCCTCTAATCGTACTTTCTAAGTTATGAGCAGTCCATTCGTTGTTGTTTAACAATGAAATATATTTGTAACCTTGACCTGATGGATCTCTAATTAATTCTTGTACATCTGATGCACTTATAGTTCTACCAGGCGCATCTGGAATAGTTTTTTTATTTCTTACCCAGTAATAATAATAACTTGTAAATTTCTGTGCAGGTTCGTCATAGACACGTTTAACACTATAAGCATTCATACCATATTTTGTTTTTCCACTTATACCGTTAGCAAGTCCTTCTTCTGAATCTGCTTGTGCGTCCCATTCTTCAGGAGTTAATGTCGATTCTACCCATTCATAAATTTCGATTTCTGTTCCTGGGAACAGTGAATTCATAGTATTACTAACATTAAATATATTTCCTGTATTACTATATGGATTAATAAATCTTACAGCATCAGTATCCCACCATAATTTACCAGTCATTTCACTTGCGGTAAAGTTAGTTTCGTCTTTGTTAACAGTATTAACTTCGGCAACACTATAAGTTGCAGGATCATACGATACTTTAAATGATAATTCAACTTCCGCAGGACCTGCAATTTTTCCTTGAATAGGATCAATATAATCTAAATATTCTTCAACAGTTTTAGTGTCTTTATTATAGATTGTAATACCTTTAATTTTTTGAACATCAACAAGAGGTCTTGCATTGCGTTTTCTTTCCCACAATCTTGTATTAAGTTTTACTCTATAATCTAAAACAGTTCCAGCAGAATCATTTCCGTCTCTCTTAAATTGCGGTAACGAAACATATATGTGATTATTTTTAATCAACATTGTTCTACCGAAGTAAAGTGTTTTACGATTTGCGTATTCTAACTTGTCACTGTAAACATATCTGTTTCCTAATAACTCAAATACAAATACTTCGCCTGTATCTACAAGTGTTGAACTAAATCTTGTTGTACCATTGTCAAAGACTGTTGTGCCATCATCAAAGTTTGTGTTACTAAACAAATCGCCGCCTGCAGAATGTACAACAATTCTATCATTGTCATATCTAACAACCGATCCAAACTTTTCATTTGGTAATCCTTTAGGTCCTGTCAAGTGTTGTACTTGTTCAAATTTTCCGTTTAATTGTTCATATATAAACACTGTACCTTGATTCGAATAAGCGTCTGTATAATTAGGCGCACCAACTGCAATAAATTTACCATCAGTTGAAACTGTTAACGAATCACCATAGTTTATATCTGCATATGGTGCATCAATCATTTGATCAAATACATAATGACCCAATAATGATTTTCTATAAATGATCAATTTACGTGTTGCTATCGAACTGTCAATAGCATCGCCATATTTTACAATAGTTGCTAATACATCACCAGTAAAACTAACATCAAATTGAGTTCCGAATTCGTATAAATTTTCTGTTTCAATTGCACTGTCTGTGCCAACAATAAATCCTGTATCATTTGGTAAGAATCCATTTAGGTCCACACCTGTGCTTACTTCTTCCCAATTACTTAAATTAAATAAACCTGGAATCAAATTTGTTTTTGCCTGATATACTGTGTTACCAAACTTAACATATTCGCCTTCAAAGTATGTAACTGTGCTTACAAAGTCTCCTCGATAGTTTTCATCAGCACCAAGTTTCCAACCATCGCCGGCTGTCCAGTTAAAAATTGTAATTCTTCCTGGTTGATCAAATGTAGCATTGCCTTTACTTAAAACATAAGCAGAGTAAGTATTATTTGTATGACTTACAATTTTAATATCACTACCAAGATATCTATTTGCTTCAAAATCAGGTGTAACATATACTCCTTGCAATGTAAAGAAATTACTTGCATTTCTTAGATAGATAGCAAAGGCACCTTGTTTCTGCAATCCTGATGATGTTCCGTCTTCATCAGCAGGAATATTATAAACTCTTTGCCAATCGTTGTTAGTCTTAGAAGGTGGATTTGCATCTCGTGCTATACCTTCTAATAAGATTGACTTGTAAACCCAATATTCAAATCCTTGAAGTGTACGAGTAGTACCTCTTGGAATATTTTCTCCTCTATCTATAACAACAATCCACCCTGCTGTAGAAGATTGCAAGTTAACTGTGTCAGTAGTTCCTACAAGTCTTAAAACACCTACGCCTTGTGAACCTCCAACGATGCTCATACTTGAAATAGCACCATTGTTAAGTCCTAACTTCCAAGTACCTGTTTTGTTCTTAACCCATACACGCAAATCATTAAACGTTTTTTCAATAGCGGCAACTTCTGCTGTTGCAAGAGTGTCATTATCCTGAACAATATCACCAACTACAGGAATAAACGGATTACCGTAATTTGGATTATAATCTGGATCTCCTGGTGTAGGCGAACCTCTGTCATCAAAGTTTGTTAAATTAACTTCAATCCAGCCATCCCATAAATCTGCAATAGTGTGTTCGTTATTGTTTAGATAATCATGTGTAATATTACTTCCGATTACTGCTGGATCTTGTAGTAAATTGTCTGCATTTCTATATTCATTAAAGAAGAAATTAACTTTTTCACCTACAACTAAATTCGAATCTAATGAGCGAGGTGCTCTAAACACCCATCTATCAGCAATTTCGTCGCCGTTGTCTCCTGTGTAAGTTAAACTTTCAATATAAGAAGTTACTGTTGGAGAATTAGAATCGTCTGTTATTCTTAATACATTTTCATAATAGTTAGGTGTTCTTGAAATACCTTCTTGAATTACATCTTGAATTACAAGGTATGGTTTAGTTTCAATTGTTGCTACAGACTCATAAAATAATCCAACATCAATTTTCCACCAACCACCTAATGCCGGATCGTCTTGTTCAACTGCTCTTTCAAAAGCACCGATTGAAATATCTCCAACAAACAGTGTACCTTCTGATTCAAAATCACCGTTTGCATCTCTAACATAAATTAGTGTTCTATTATCTCCAGTTGTATATGCAAATGCAACAATACCTACTGCTGTTGAACTTGAAATAGTTTCTCCAACACTTGGAATTGCTTGTGTGTTGTCTACTAAAAGAATATCATCAATCTTATCAGCAATAGTATGATTACCGTCAAAGAATGCTTTTGACAGCGTTGAATTTCCATTGAATGGTGCAACACCGCTTGGATATCTTGTGTTAATATCGTTCCAGAAAAGTTCTAAAGTATCGCCCGGAGTTGTTGCAACATATGCAAGTCTTGGTGCTCTGATTAATACATGATCTGTTTGTTCTTCTTGGAATAAAAAGTTTCCTCTAAGAATGTAATAGATATTATCATAAACCTGTGTTTGTTCATCATACGTAGAAATCAAGTGTCTAATATGTGAACTAAAACTTTGGAAATCTAAACTTGGATCTGTAGGTTCAATAATATTTTTTGCTTTCCAGTATTGATTAGTATATTTTACAATTTCGTCTTTTTCATAAACTGCTGAAGAAGCAAATTGTCCTCTGTACTTTGTTTTTACATTAGAAGCATAAGGAATACCTACAAATATCCATTTGCCATCTGAACTAATTGCTGTTGAACGTCCAAAACTCTGTATATCATCAAATAAGTTAGTTGGTGCATCAAGAGATTGTGATAACACAAGATTAATGTTTTCTCCTGCTCTAAAATGAATATCAACTCTACCAGGAATAGCATTTCCGTTTCCGTCAACACTGTTAATAGGTGCAGGAGAACCTACTACAATAGATGTATTATTTGTATTTGCACTAATGCTTGTACCAAACACACGCTTGTCTGTTCCTAAACTTCCTTCAACTGTGCCGTTATAAATTTGTTGTGCTATACTGTGACTATTTGTATTTTCAACAACAGTCCATCTATCATTTTCGTCATGATCTACCCATACTCTTTCTTGTGTAGAATAATTGTCTCTTGTAATCTTACTGTTTACATCATTAAGTGTTGAAACTCTTGAACTAATAAGTTTTAAAATAAATCCATCGGCTTCCTCAGCATCTTCAACTTCGCCGGTTGTTTGGGCATAAATTACATCTAAACTCTTTCTTAAAACTTTGTAGAATCTATTTTGTTTAGGTCCTATGCCTAACACCCCAATAATATCTCCTGGTTCAACATCGGGTGCTTTTCGTGTTTTAATTTCTATCGACTTAGAACTATCACTGTTAATGATACTTTTTACTTTCATATCTGTTTCAGTTTGTCTTAGGACGTCCCAAGTTTGTTCTTTTTTGGCTACCCAAATATACTGGCCGATTTCAACTGTGTTTAGATCTAAATCTAAAATGTCGTCATAATTTGTAACCCTATAATCAATATCATCTTGGGAAACATATCCAGCAGTCTTAATATACGATTCGTCTTCGTCAATATATTTTGTAGGGAACGGCTTATGATTATACTTTGGCGGTTTGCTATAAACGTTAACCGGAGTATATCTGTATACCAAGTCTGTATCTAATGGATCAATTGTTTGAACTAATTGAAAAGGCTGTGGCGATAATCTAAACTTAGATTGATCAATTTCAAACTCTACTTCTTCAAACGATTCACTTGCTCCGTATTGTCCTACTTTAAAGGCCCAATCTTCAAAAAATTCTAAACTTGAATTTTCTGTATTAGATAATGCATCGAATAACTTTTCTAACGAATTAATTGTTCCTTTATCTTGAATGAATCCTTGATAGAATTTATATTGACTTACATCATCGTTAATAATATTTTCAAGATATGTACGTTTTTGATAACCAATTAAATGCTGTGCTAATCTTTGCTGTTCACTATCAAAATTATCAGTATCTAAATCGTAAAAATCAGCAAACTGATTTGCTTTGTAATCAAAGTTTGGAATTAATTCATTAGATGGTTTTTCATTTAGCAAGTACCAGTCGTCTTCGTTAAATGTTTGCGATCCAGGAATTTTATATTTTGCACTATAATAACGTGTTTTGTAATAAACTACGTCAGCAATTTTATAATCTGTATTTTCTTTCCAATCAACAACATTAACACTGTCAAGAGTAAATCCTGGTATGTTTACACTACCATTCCATTCTGTGCTACGATACCCAAGTACTCTAATTCTTGCTTGTCTATAACCAGGACCTGGATTATAAATTGTATCATTAAACACTGTGGTATTATCAAGCAAACATACGTGTTCTTTTTGCACTAACGGTAATTTAACAAAGTAAATTCCGTCCGCGGTATTCTTTAATGTTAAGCCAAATTCGTTTTGACTACTTCTAATAGTATTAGCAAAATCTTCTTGTAATTTTTGCCCGTCGGCTTTTAACAAGGTATAGTCATAAAAGTTGTCAAAAATATTATCAACTACTGCATAATCTCTGTTAAATTGTAAATTAACAGCACTTGGTGATAGTGTTAATAATGCGCCTGAATTCCAATTTTGTGTAGTCCAGAATAAAAATTCTCTTGCACTTAATTCCCAGTTTTCAATAGTTTCGATGTTTTTGTTAAACTTAGTAAAATTAAATCCTTGATCTTCTAAGTACTTTCCGTATCCTAACAAAAAGTCTACTACTGCTTGTGGGGTTCTAAACAATGTTCCATAATTTAATTTAGAAACATCTGTTTCAAAGTTTCTTCGTAACACTGCTTCCTTGCCGCCTTCAATCGGAAGTTCAACAAGTTTTGTAAAATTATCTTCATTAAACGTATCAAATGTTCCTGAAACTTTTACTCTAAAGAACTCATTGCCCAGTCTTACTATCTGATTTTGTTGATAGCGTTGACCTGCTTGCCATTCAAGAAATGCTTCACTGACTCCGCCAACATTAATTACTGGATCACGAGCACGTTCAATGTGTTTATAATAGTCGAAATATGGTTTAGATTTATCGTAACCTTTAATTAGATATCCTGCTGGACGTTTTTCAACAATTACTCCACTATAAGAAACAGTATCTATAGGAGAAGAAGTGTTTAAGAATAAATCATAATTTTCTTCTGGTACAAATACATTGCCTTTATTATTCGGAGTACGCGAATCTAATATTAATCTAAATTTGTCTTTTGTACTAAACCCGCCTACTTTAAAACCAAGTTGTACTTTTATATTTTTAATTTCTTCACTATATTCTTCATTAAGTTTTGTTACATCTGCATTAATGTAGTTAAAAATATAATTTACTATACCAGCAGTAGTAATTCTAACATCACTATCAGTTGTATTAGGAAAAATTAAATCTTCTAATCTAATACGTTTATTATTACCTTTATAAACTAAATCACCTGCGGCATTTCTTTCAATCCTCGAACGATCAAAACCTAATCCCATTACTTTTGCAGGTTGATGAATTAACCAAGCAGTAATATATGCAAATGGATATTCTGACCCTCTACGCCATGCTGTCTCAGTTGGTGCTTCATCACCAAATACAAAATTAGTATTTGTTTGAGGAAGAATTAATCCTTGAGCATAACCGGCCTCGTACGGACTTAAAAGTTTACCCTGGGTATTAACTGGAATAAGATTTAATAAATTTTTTCGTGCATAATTAGGGCGATATCTAATAGGTTTGTTAGGTTCTCTAACTCTCCCCTCTTGTAAATCTTCCCATAAAATTAAATTTTCTTTAGTGTAAGGTGCTGGCCCATACACTGTCTCCCACCAATCCGGTTTATCTATATAACCCAAGATTTTCCACGGAGTAGTATGCGGTGAATCTGTTCCTAAATAATCTTTGTAAATTCCTCTCCAGAAGCCAGGTAACGGATTGCCATCTGGATCTGTCATAAAACTATAGTTCCATGTAAAGGAGTTTGATCTATCGTAAAAACCTGTGTCTGTATAGTCAGGATCTCCTGCTACTGCTAACCAATCAACAAAATCAGTTATAATAATATCGTTTAAATCTTCTCTATCAAATCCCGTATCTCTTGAAGGGTGTCCGATAAAACTATCTATATCAAAAATATCTCTGTCGTATGAAACTTTAACATTATTATAGATACGTTTTTCAAGTTCTAAAATTATGTCATCTCTATAATCGCCATACGCTTTAATAATGCTACCATCATGACCTTTAATTACTGTCTGAGGTGTTTGATATGTATTATCTACAAAAATTTCTGGAATGTGCAACGGCCATAGCCCCAACTTAGTAGGAGTTGGCGGAATATACGATGCATCAGTTGATTCGTATTCATAAATGTCAACAACACTTCCAACTGTTAAATCTACTTTATCTGTAATCTGTATAAAGCCTTCGTCAGTGAAAATATAATCTCTATTGTGTAATAACTGATTGTCGTTTAAATATACATAAACTGCTTTTGCAGAAACTGTTTTTAAACTAAACGGATTAGTTAAACTATAAAACTTATTGCCTGAATCAACAACAGTAAATGAACGCTTTTTACTTGCTCCATTTCCAATCATATCAGTCCAGTAAAATGCTGTTTGTTTAGATTTTTCTGATTGCCATTTTTTAATTATTTCATCAACAAGATATCTTGCATTGCCGTCAACACCTAACTCGTTTGCAATTTGTAAAGCGGCTCTTTTAAATTTTGCATATTCTTTTCTTGCAAATCTTAGTGCTTTTACAGCATTGTAGTTTTTATTTGTAATATGATAAGACGAAAGTGTAATAGGTCCACTGTGCTGTACAAACTTTGTACCATATTCTGATAATTGACCTAAGTTACGTAAATTACTACTTCCTGGATATTTGCCTTCGAATCCTTCAACATTTTCAATAATAGTAGTTACATGATCGGCAACTTCGCCATATGTAAAATTACTAATATTATCATTTAACGGATTGTGCTCTAAGTTAATTGGAAACTCATAATATCCATTATCGTTTTTGTCTGCTTCGCTTGTACAATGAAGAATTAAATTATCATCTCTATTCAGATTTGAGTTAAATGTGACGTATGCTACACCATCTTGTCTATTAATTTCCCAATCAGTTCTACGTTCATTATTAACAAAAACTTTTACTTCTAATTCGTTTAAGTCGCCGCTTCTATTGTAAACGTCGATTGCAAAATTATTTTTTTGACCTGCAACAACGTACTGTCTAATTACTTTTTGTTTACTGTCAGAAATTGCTTTTTTCCAACCACTAACATTTTCATAAGTGTCTAAGTCAGTATATTTTCTTAATGTAGCAGTATCAGTATTTTCAGTAAAATTTTGTTGTCCTACTTGATATGTAAATTCTTCAGTTAGTAGATCAAAGTTAAAAACAATATCTCCACTGTTTTCAATGTTCCTATAACTTAAAGGAAACCCTAACTCAGAATCTACTGCACCCGAACCTTCTTTATAAGAAAATATTTTATTTCCTACAAACGAATTACTATTATAAGTATCAAAGGACGTATCTGTTGAATCGTATAGATTAAATTTAGGTGCTTGATTTGCTCTTATCTTTTCTTGTGCCTTAATCCATCTATTGCCGTTATACCAATAAATTTTACCTTGATTTTCAATACCGTTTTTAACTAAAACTGTTTCATTTTCTTGTGGTTCGGTATCAGTTTCTTCTTGTAATGCAATTTGTCTTGTGCCAAGTTGATTTATAAATGTAACTTTATAAATTCTACCATTTACTCTAATATCAGGATCTGCTGTAAATAAAATACGCTGACCTTCAATTAAATCCACTCCGTCAACATTGTACCCAATTGACCCTTCAATAATAGAAAATACATCGTTAGTTTTATCATCAATTAAATCAACATTTGATTTAAATTTACTACCAAAATTGTATAGTCTTAGTCCAGCATCAAATTCAATAATAGGCCTTTTTGCTCTTGTAGATTGATCTAAATCAAGTGAAGTACCATTGGCTTTAGCAACCGCTTCAATTGTTTCTCTATGGAACCAGCGATTATGTCGAGTCCATTGATTGCCATCAATCGCCGCACGATTAATTGTAATATAATCTTTATCCTTAGGATAATTTAATGCTTGACCAAAAGGTAACTTATCAAAGTTTTCGCTGTCAAACGGAACAAATAAATTAGCACTGTATTCACCAGTGATTTCTAAATCTGTTTTGTTTATTAACTTGATACTTTCTCCTACACCTTCAACATACCAAGTACCTTCTCCGTATTTTGCAGGTGTTACCTGTCCAAGAAATTCTACAAGCATACCGTTTGATAAATCAACATCTGTTCTTGTAGTGTAAGTTTTCTTTTGAAGTATTTCTTCTTCTACATTTATTTCAGTATTTTCTAAGATGTTATACATTAAAATCATACCACTTGTATTAACATCATTTTTACTGATATAAAATAACTTATCTGGTGCATCTAAAGGCACTGTAAACTTTAGTGTTCCTTTCTCAACAAACACTGTTGCAGATTCTACACCGTCTGTGTAAAGTGTAGAAATATTGTCGCCTTCTGTAAATCCTGTGATACCACCTTCAACCGGTTCTACTATGTATTCACCCGTGTCGTATCCATCGCTGTCATAAATTTCTGCTTCAAACTTACCAGGTGCCAACACACCTTCTACAGTTTCTGTGATAATTGCTTGTCCCGGAGTAAAGGCTCTGTTAGTTGCAAATGCGATCGGATGTCCAGGAGTATCAATTTCAAATATGTAAGTTTGACCTTTGTAAAGTTTTAAAGTAGGATTTTGTGTTAAACCTGTTGGTGTAAACTTATATGCTACATTGTCATCGTTCTCCTCCAATGATACTTTAAAAGTTGAAACTACTTCTTTAGATTGACCAAAGATAGATAATACTTGAGGACCGCTTGGTAACCAATAGTATTCTCTAAAGTTGACAAACTTGTCCCAATCAATATGCGGATTCCATGCATAATATTCTTGTGCATTTATTTTACTGTGATCTGGATTGTTATTTCCAAACGATCTTAGTTGATTGATATAGTCGTTGTAATCTTTATAAAATGTAACGTTATTAACATCATCTTTGATTACTGTTGCGGGTTCTAATTGATAATCTTCACGTTGTTTTGAAACATCGCCTACATAATTATCGTCAGCAGTAAATGCTTTTGCATTCTTTCTACCGTAATAAGAATTTAGTTTTTCGACCACACCTGGCTGAATCAACTGATCAAGTGTGCTTGTTAAAAACTTTTTGTTTGGAGAAGTTCTAAAGTAACGAGGAAGATGACTTAAACTGGTTCTCTTTTCGTTTTCACCGTCTGGACTAATTGGAAATTCGTTTTGATCGTTGTCATTTGCCATTAGTAATTACTTCCTGTAGTGTTAGAACTTGACGTTATGCCTGCATTGTCTGTTGTTGCTGTTGTAACAATAGCGCCATTTGCTTTTAATCTCGATGCTGTAATAGAATCTATAATATCTACGTCATCAACTGTTGCACTCGAAATAAAAATTTCATCACTTTCGGTTGTAATTTCATATAAACTTCCAAACACTTTATCTGTTTGCTTTGGTACTAATACAATCGTAGCAATGTCCGGTGCTAATGAATTCATTATGTATGTTGCAAGTTCAGTAAAACTAAACTTATCACCGAAGTCCCAAAATTCTAAACTAAAGAATTGATTAATTGCTGTAATAACACGTAACTTAATATCGTTGTCATTTGTAACTTGATCTGAATTCTTTACAACTTTAAAGGTTGCTTGGAGATCTGGTTCTGCTTTGTCGCCAAATAGTATTTTATATTTTACAGGATGATAAATTACTTCATCACTGATTGATTTAATTTTATTAATATTTGCACCAAAGTTTTGAAATAATTGATCTGAACTTGGTGGCAAAGGTTTTGTATTTGTTACACCTGTAAGGTATTCTCTAAACTTTTTATCATATGTAGACGTTAACAAATATGTATCAATGATATTTGTACTACTTGGATCTAATCTATTGTTTTCGTCTGCACTATGTACATATTGAAATTTAATTTTATCTCTACCTTTATATGCTTTATAATTTGTAATTAAAGACAACAATCCAGTAGTTGTGCTATATTCTTTAAATACATCATTATCTACAAAATAGAATTTTGTTCCGTTATCAAATACTGATAGCGGTCCAGTTGCTGATTCAGTTTCAAACACTTTAATATTTTCTGCTTGTGCATCTACATAGTTAAAATTTGTGGATTGATTATTTGAAACTTCTTCTTTTACGAAAACCCACTTAGTTAAAGGATTGTTTTCCGGTTCTACAAAATTTAAAAATGAGTCAGGATTGTCAATTACTCCGTCAGCATCACTGTCAAAGAAACTAATCTCAACTTTTTTACTGTTAATATATCCTTCTTCGTCGCGATATTCTTTAGTAATTTGCCAAGGATAATCAATAGTAAATGGTTGAATACTGTCTGGTTGTTTATTAATAGAAAGCAAGTTTATTTTGTCTGTAATAATTTGTCCTGTTCTACTGTCATAGATTTTATCAGTTTCGTCAAAATAGAATCTTACTTCTTTATCACTTTCAAAAATATATCTAACACCTCTGTATGTGATTGTATACTTTTCTCCGTCAGTTTCAAATAATAATAACCAACTTGAGTCTAAATTTTGATTTGAATTATCACCTGATCTACCTGTATTAAATGCATTACCAATACTTAGATTGTTATTTAAAATTACTCGCCATTCTCTATCAGCAAGGCTATATCGTAAACCAAATGTTTTATATGCAAAAATTTGATCAATCATTTGAGAAATAACATCTGTTGTCAAACTTGTTGCAAACTTGGGTTTAATTTCGCTTAATATTGCACCTGTTGGAATAACATCATTAAAAATAATAGGTCCTTGACCATCTTCGTAATTTTCAGTTCCATCATCATTAACTTGAATTACTTTTGTCCAAATAAATTTAGTAGCAAAAGGGTGATCTGCATTTCCAGACATCAACTTATTAAGATCGTTTGTCATAAAATGTTGACCTGCTGGTGCAAGAAATTTAATAAGTGCTCCGGGTTCTATGTATCTTAATGTACTTCCTGTAAATGTACCTGTAGTTAGTTTTATATCAAGTGTATCTGTTAGATATCCGCTCGAGTTATTTGTTTGTCTTGCAACTTGATTCCAAATTGCTCCTAAGTCAGCCGCCGAAGTCTTCGGAAATTCACTTAGATAAAAATTTCTAATTAATATATTTCTTAAAATAGGTTGCACTACGTTTTCAATACGACCTTCAACGTCTGTTCTCGTAATAAACGAAAAGTTCACACGCTTATCAAATACTTCTCTATAAATGGCTCCGTCATCACCATAGATATTAGTGCTTGAATATTTGCCTGTAGCATCAATTAAATCAAAATATCTACTAACACCACTCGACGTTCTATTAATACTTTTACTTTTAATAATTTCTTGGCTGATTGATCTCGGTGCTACTTGATAATCTTCACCTGTAATCATTCTATTTTGTGTATAGAATGTTGAAGGTGCATTTTCTTTAATACTTCTACTTGTTTCTGCTGAACTTGCATTATCAACTGTGTATTTTAACGAAGCAGTTATAGTCATTGTTTCTGCTGTTCCGCTTCTTGTTTCGTAAGGAACAGATATTGTAATGTTTGTAAGTTCTTCAGGTTGAATACTATATTTTCTTCCAATTGACTTTCTATAATAAACTCTGAATCTACCTTTAGGCAAATTACCAAATGTTCCGTCAGCAAATAATAAACTAATTCTATCTTCAATTCTGGTTAGAACTGTATAGATATCTCGTTGATTTTTGCTTAAACTATTATAGATTACATTGTTACCTTCAACAGCATCTACCTTAGTCCACAAATCTTGTTCATTGCCATTAGCATCAAGTTTGTATAACCATACATCTGAATTATTAATGTTTGTTGCATCAATTGCTATCGCTTGATTAGTATTAGGATTGTCAACAGTAAAAGAACCATTGTCCATTTGTCCTTGTCTAAAGTGTAGAAAATATCCTGTATTAGAACTGCCAGCACCTTTACCATCTTCTCTATATAAAAATGCTAAACTGTTTCCTGGTAATGGAGTTTCTTCAAAAATTTTGTCTACTGTAATACCTGCACTGGTTACTTCAAATACTAAATTCTTTTCACCTACATTTTTATTAAAACTATAGATAGGTAAATTAGAATTTGTTGCATTGAAACGATATTGTTCTGTAGTAATGCCGTTAATTGTATATTTTTTAACAGGACGTCCTACAATAGAGTTTTCAGGCAACGAAGCATTTAGTACTTTTCTAAATTGCTCTGACCAATCAGGATTGCTTGGATCATTCCAAATAATTGTTTGATTAGCAAGGTTAACACCGTTGCTGTCTACAATGTCTTCGGTGGTTTGAACACTTTCAAACTTTAATAAGCCATTTGCTGTTTGATTTCTCTTTGGATTGTAAGAAAGAAGTCTTGCTAAACGTAATACACTTTCTCTACGTTCTGCAAGTTCTAAATAGTTTTCACGTGCATTTAGATCAACACGGAAAGCAAGGTTTTGACCTAAATACGCAATCAAATCAATTAACGCAAGGTATTCTGAGGATTCAATGTAATCGTTGAAATCTTCTGGATAATTTTCACGCAGATAGTTGATCATTGTACGACGTAGACTATCAAAGTCGTATGACTTAAAGTCTGCGTTTTTAAATGTTTGATATACTCTCTTCCAGTCTTCTGCAAGTAGTAATCTATTTTGTCTATCTGTTGTCGACATTTGCTTTCCTCGTTATAAAGTATTTATTTGTTTCTGTTAACAGAGTACTTAATTCTTTAACCTACAAAGCCGTTGTTTTGATCAAACTGTAACTTCATTTTTTCAGAAATGTTATATGGTAGATATTGCAGTTCACACTCTATTTGTATACCACTTTCATACTGATCAACAATTACTCTATTAGCATTGATACGTGGATCGCTGTTAATAATCGTTGTTACGTTGTCTGCTATTGCTTCTTTTAGATTTTCCGTTAACGGCTCAAATAAAATGTCCCAAATAATTGTTCCAAATTCGGGATTTTCTAATTTTTCCCCTTGTCTTATATGGAAGTGATTAAGTAGGTCTTGTTTAATTAACCCAATATCATAGAGAGTGTAAGATAAATTGTCAGGATTGACTGTGCTTAAACCTCTGTAAGATTGAGCCTTTACAATAGGCTTCTGTTTTAGGTTTTCCTTGACTTTAATGTTCTTAATTGTATCTTTTTCTAAACTGCTCATATCAATATTTATATGCTGTTAAGCACCCTCTTTCTTGAATGTATCTGGTATATTATCAATGTCTGGAGCCGGTGGAATATAAACATCATTCGTTCTGTCTGTTTGTACAGTGGTGTATTGTATCGGATCCACGTTTTCGTGGTGTGCCCACGGCTCATGCTGTGGTAAGCGTTTGTGTAAGGACGCGATAGCGGTAGCGGTAGCGCCGGGAACCACGTGAGTGGACAACGAAGTTGTCTTAGCGGCCTCTGGCCCATTCATATGGATCTGTAGTGCAGTTTCATAGTGTCCTAATCCACTGTTGATATTAGACGTTGTTCCGCTTGTGATATTAGTTGCTAAAAACGCCAGTGTTTGAATAGAGGTTTTAGTTTCTAAGTTGATGCCAAAGTTTGTAAGCAGATTAAATGTTCTACCTGCCTGCATATTGATATCTCTGTCAGCAGTAATGTTAAGATCGTTTTCAGTGTGTATACTAATAGAGTCTTTTGCATACACATCAATTTTACCATTAGAACTCATTTCAATCCATGAATTACCACTACCATGATCAATACGTATTAAGTCCTCCGTGTTATGGAAAAGAATTTGATGTCCTGTACGTGTTCTGATACGCATTAATTCGTTTGCTGGTAACTGTGGAATTCCGTCTTTTTCGCCTTTGCCTACACTTGCATATTCTTTCTTAGAATTGGTCGCGAAACCTTTTCTTAAAAATTTGTCATCACCGTCGTCCATTACAAAATGCGTTCCGCCGAGTCGGCCGAATGGAATGTCTGCTTGTGTTCCTTGAGGACCGTATTTGGCTTTTACGTAGCCAGGACGTTTATCATATGGGCCTGGAGTTGAAATACCAAATACCATGCTTGGGACTTCACGTCTTGCACTTGCTGTACTTAAACCTCTTGTGCCATCACTTGATAACCCCTGTATTCCTAATACCGACATCCAGTTTTCATTTATAGGCTTTTTAAACTTTGTAGGATCATTACCCTTGTTATCTTCAAGATTCTTTTTGTTAATTTCACCAACTACTGCTTTGCCTGTGTTTGCAATACTATCTTTACTTCCGTCTGATTGAGGTGGATTACTAATATGGCTTGTTGCTACCCTGTCAGGCATTGAAAAGTTAATGTAGTTGTCTTGAACACAAGCAATCCAGAATCCCATGTTAGATTGACCTTCAATAAACACAACAATTACTCTGGAACCAATGTCTGGTGGTGTCATCCAGAAGCCATACGCCTGTTGTGTGTATTTGTAATCTTTGTTTTTACTAAGTGCTGACGCAGGAGTCTGTCCAATGAACGGACTACCGTAGCGTACTTTAAATGTTTGTCCTTCAAGTCCTTGGTTACTGCTTGAGGAAATTTTTACAAGTTCAACTTCTATGGCGCCCATGTAATTAGGATCAAGGTGACCTATCACCTTGGCCATATAAGGACCTGGATCTAATTTTACTACCTTGCCTGCGGTTCTTGTATCTTGTCCCATTATATTAAATCATTACCTCCAAACTCGTCAACGCCAGTTTTTTCTTTTGCGTCTTGACTTTTTATTCTATTTTGTTGAACTGTCGTAACAACCGAGTCAGCATTAACTTGGAAAGGAGTACCGTCTGTGTCTTCTGATATTGACTGTGCTGTTTCTATTACGCCTAAATTGTCTTTCAATCTAATTTCTTGATTGCCCTTTTCTGGATCTTGTGAAGTTTCTTTCTTGACATATTGATTAGGTCTACGAACCAATTCAATTGTCTGCTTAAATTGTCCATCGTTTAATATATTCTTAACTGCAATTACTTGATACAAACCACTAAATGCATCAACAGCAACAGTTTCTTCTGGGAATCCCATTAGACCGTTGTCTTTGTAATCAACAGGTGTTCTAAAGTTTACAAGAACATCAACTTCACCATATTGGTAATCAATGTTTCCATCAGCATCAATGTTAATAAATTCTGTGTTTTCTGAATTGTAGTTGCCTACTCCGCTATCTGCAAGATAATACGGGTCTCCCCAAATTTCCATTTCAAGTGTTAACAAGTCTGCATCAGAATTTACAATAGCATCATTAAATTTACGTGCAAGTTCTACACGCATATCATCTATATCAACAGCACCAGCCGCGGCAGTATTGTTATTAGTAGTCATTTGTGTTTTGCCTGATATTGCTTGTTCGTTGTCTGTATCTGTTTGTTTTACAACGGTCTCAGGACTTTCGTTGGCGTCTTTACCTTCTTCAACATTAAGTTTAGGAAGCACACCCGGTGAAATACTTTTAAAGAATGTATTATCCAAGTTAATATTAAAACTAAGAATATCTTCATTTTTGCCGCTATAGATATAATTGTATTCTTTACAAACCTGTTGTTTCAACGCGGCTATACCATACGGTATTTTATCAGGTGATAAAAATTTTGCTTCATTTACAAGATATGGCATAATTCTAAAAACATAGATTTTAGGTGGTGTACCTTGTTTCTTTTCTGTTGCAGGATCTGTAATATTAAAAACTTGTGTGTCAATCTTAAACCATTTTTTAAAGCCTTTGCTGTCACTTGGTTGGCTAACAATACTGCGTCCATACTCTGAAATAGTTACAAGTTCTTCAATTATGTCTTGGATTCTTGTACCCTGTGTAAATTTAATTTCACCTAATCCTGGAGATAGTTGCATTTGTCCTCCGGATCTTGACCAAACATTTAGTTCTTTGTCCCAAGTAAATTTTGCATCACCAAAGGGTTGATTGGTACTTCCAAGTCGTTCGAGATCAAACACAGTGCTTAATCCTATTTCGTTTGCATTTGCTTTACCTGTTTGTTTATCTGTAATTTCTTGTCCTAACGGAGATTGTGAAACCAAGGTTTCTATATAATATTCATTAAAGTCTTCAGGTACTTCTCCATCTTTGATCATTTTATAATATTCTTGAATCTCTGCTACACTTTGTTGTTTTCTCTGTGCGGTATTAGTACTAACACTTACAGTGTTAACACCGCCACTGGCAGTTGTTGCACCGGCACCGCCGTCACTTGCACCGCCTGATAAATTTCCTTTGGTTGCACGGGTTTTAGGAAATACTACAAAATATTGATCTGCTGTAGTAATCTGCTGTTCAATTGCTCTTTTTCCATAATACTGATTTAATGCACTTGATAAACTTTTTGGACTACTTTGAAATATTTCTTCAAGTGTTCTTCCAACCAATGTTACATCACAGGGTATGGATTGTGTAGCATCTTTCAATGCTCCTTCATTGTATGCAACACCTTCAACAACATATTGACTTCCACCATTGTTAACTTCTAAACCACTACCAACAAGTTTAAATGGTAAAAGTTTAGTTGCTTCTGGTACAAGTTTAGGATTACCATCATTGTCCCAGCCAACAAAATCTAATGTTAAAAGAAATGGTGCTTCTAAATAATTTTGATGTCCTGCTTGATATGCTCCAATCTGTAATGCTTGTAAGAACAATCCCATACTGTAAGGCTCTGTAATTTCAAGTCTAAAACCAACAGCATTAGTTGTTCCTTTTCTTCTACTTGGAGAAATTAATGCTTCTACTTCTAAAGAATCACAAAAGAATTCTACTTTTTTACCAGAAGACTCATATGCTGTTAATGTTTTACTGTCGCCAAGTCCGCCGCCGCTTTGTAGTATTGCAATTGAAGGACGTCTAATTCTATATGTGTTATCTGGATCGTTTATTTCTGCATTGGTCAATGCATACATTCCAATTTTATAATTGTAACTTGCAAACTGTCTTAATACATTAGGCAAAGGTAAATTTAAAACTCTGCCGTCTGCGGTATAAGCAATTTCTTGTGGATCTACTTTTACTTTTTTAGGTGGCTCTTCTTCTTTTTCAACTGCTTTGTCTTCGTTGGCTTTAACTTCTGTTTTAGTTGCATTAGTGTCAATGTCTGAACTATCTTGTGTTCCTGGACCATAGTCGCCATCAGTAAATTGATTTGCATCAACATTTAAGTCGTCTTTGTTTTCATCAATATACTCTTTAATTAACGCTGTTGGATCTACGCTTCTACCTGGGGGTGCTAACGGTTTTGCCATTATCTATTCTCCCAGCAACTGTCTTAATTTACTGCCCTTTGGTACATAAATTTCTAATCCTGCCCTAAAATCATATACTGGATCTTTTAGTGTATCCATGTTGCGTTGTGTAAAAACCCACCATAACTTAGGATCACCATACATATCATATGCTAATAAATCTGGACGTTGATGATACTGTGGTTCAATTTCATAAACTACATCGTCTCCTGATTCAGGAACAGGACGTATTCTTAAAATATCTAAGTATTCTCTTCTAACAAGTCTTGTCTTACCCCAAGGTGAATTATTTGACATTAGATGAATCCTTTATTGCCACTGCCAAGATATTGGCCTTTAACAAATTTGTCTAAACTAAACTGTTCAACTCTGCTTCTTGAGTATATAGGCTGTAGTGACACAGTGACTTGACTTTCTACAGGAACATAAGCAATTCTTCCTCTGTCAGTACCTCCTAATATTTTATTTGCATTCAAATCAGGAGAATTAAATCCGAAATCAAGATCCACTGCAAGATAGTCAACATCGGTTGGCATATCAATTGTAAAGTTTGTTACAATAACCGGAACATCTTTGAATACATAATCTCCATAACCGTTTAATTTTACAATTGGTGGAGGTGATCCTTGATTTGATGTTTCACCGTAAAACATTTTTGTAATTGAACGCAAATAATGTAGCATTGCTACCCAATACTCGCCTTCTAATGAATTTTGTACAACAAACTGACCTGTCAGTGTCATTGCGTCCACACTTGAATTCTGATAAGCAAAGAACGGATAATTACTATGTACTGGCGTAATTGCGTTGTAACTTGCTTGATGAGACATAATAATTGTAGGCGTATATGGAAAACAAAGTCCTCCTGTACTGTCAATCAATCTCTTAATATAGGGACTTTCAAGAAAAGATTTAATCGGAGGTACACTTAATTTGACTCTCCAATCCTTTGAATTAGGATCTTGTGACCAAGATGCTGTGCTAACTTCAAGTGCTGGTGGTTCTCCATCTGTTGGAATTGTTCTGGATCTAATTGCTTTCATAAATCCTTTACCACCTTCTTGTAGAATGTCAACAGTTTGCGAGGCTAAGTCTTTGGTCGTATCGATTATGTCACCTGTTGTTATAGGTGTTTTGAATTCATTAAAGTCAAATGTGTCTGTCATAATTGGTAATCCTCGTTACAAGTATTTATTGACAAAATTATCAGAGTATATTATAATAAGGACTATAAATGGAGAAAAAGTGTGAAAAGAGTAAACTATCTGAACAACAAGGACCTATTATTGGAGATCCACAAGTCAAAAAACAGTTTTTGCAGTTTTGTGGACAAGGAATACCATCAATATGATATTATTTTACCCAGCATAGACAAAATTAACGTAAGAACAATAGCAGAAGCAAAAAGGAACAAAGCAAAAAGATTAGGTGATGCAGATTATGCCGCACGTAAAGAAGCAGGTGAAAAAGTAAAACAAGCAGATTGTGCTATAGATTATAGAAAAATTGCTAAAGATGAATTAATTTTTAGGATTATGACTTATGAACATATTCCTGAAGAAAAAGGACGTAAAAAGAATCCTAAAACAGAGGCAGATAAAAGAGTCAAGTTAAACTTTCCTCCATTTCAACATTTTAAATTTGATGACAACGACAATTTAATATGCGTGGGTAAAAGTCATTGGCAAGGTGGAATGGAAAACGGATACTTTGAACTAAGTGGTGGCAATGCCACAGAAAAACTTGCTCGTATGTGGATGAAACTGTGCGATCGTTATGCTACTCGTGGTAATGTTCGTGGTTACACATACAACGATGAGATGCGTGGACAGGCAATTCTACAACTTGCACAGATTGGTTTACAATTTGACGAGTCTAAAAGTCAAAACCCATTTGCATATTATACTGCCGCAGTTACTAACTCATTTGTACGTGTGATTAATATTGAAAAACGCAATCAAAATATTAGAGATGATATCCTTGAAATGAACGATATGACTCCAAGTTATACAAGACAGAGTCAGGGAGAATGGGAACGTCAAGTCGAAGAGCAAAGAGCAAAAATGGCAAAAGGTGAATAAGTTCTTGACTTATAAAACTTTTTGTTGTACAATTATGAATAGAATTACATCGAGGTATTGTTTTGTTTAAAAAATGTGCAGTATTCACAGACATTCACTTTGGATTAAAATCTAATTCAAAAGTCCATAATGAAGACTGTGAAGAATTTATTGATTGGTATATAGAGCAAGCCAAAGCAAATGGTTGTGAAACAGGCATCTTTATGGGTGACTGGCATCATAATAGAAATAATCTAAATGTTGTTACAATGGATTATTCAATTCGTTGTCTTGAAAAACTTGGAAAATCATTTGAACAGTTCTTTTACTTTCCTGGCAACCACGATTTATATTACAAAGACAAAAGAGATATTCATTCAGTAGAATATGCAAAACATATCGACGGTATTACAGTAGTAAATGAAATTACAACAATCGGTGACAGCACTATGATTCCGTGGCTTGTAGGAGAAGAATGGAAACAAATTCCAAAAATTAAAAGCAAATATATGTTTGGGCACTTTGAATTGCCAAACTTTTATATGAACGCTATGGTACAAATGCCAGAAACTGGAGAGTTGGATTCAAAACATTTTGTACATCAAGAGTATGTGTTCAGCGGACATTTCCATAAACGCCAAACACAAGGTAATGTAACCTATATCGGTAATGCATTTCCTCACAACTATGCAGATGCTTGGGACGATAAAAGGGGAATGATGATTCTCGAACACGGAGGAGATCCTCAATATCTTGACTGGGAAAACTGTCCTAAGTATAGGACTGTAAAATTAAGTCAACTAATTGATCAAAAAGATACATTGATGAAAGATAAAATGTATCTTCGTGTAACACTTGATATTAATATTAGTTACGAAGAAGCAAGTTTTATCAAAGAAGAATTTATGCGTCAGTACAACTGTAGGGAAATTACGCTTATTCCAAGTTTACAAGACGATCAAATTAATACCGACATTGACATTACCAAGTTTGAAAGTGTTGACCAGATTGTAGCAGAAGAAATCAACGCAATCGAAAGTGAAAACTATAACAAACAAACACTGCTAAACATTTATAACGAGTTATAAGATATGCTGATTAAAGATCTAACTGTAAAAAACTTTATGAGCG